GAGACCTGTATCGACTGCATTCCAAATCAATGTATTTGTACCCGTACCTAGAGCCATTGTCAAGGCATTTCCAGGAGGAAATACATTACATTCTGTAAGCACATCAGCTACTGAATTTAAAACAGCTGTTAATGCAAATCCTGTAACATCCACAGGAGTATTTAAATCTACTACTTCATTACCCAACGTAATAGTCATTGTCTGACCATAGTTAGGGTCAGCTATAAATGATCCATTATTCCATCTAGAATTACCCCATGTAGCATCACCCCAAGCCATGGTAGTATCACCAGCTCCAGTGTTTGCATCTCCCGTTACTTTTTGTGGACCAGATAAAGATATAGACATTTGTTGGCCAAATGCTTCTGCATCCGGTGCAGGGTCTGCACCCTCTAGACCTTCAGCCATAGGCATTGCTAACAATTCAGTTGAACCATTACCCCAAGCTAATGTGCCCCAAGTAGATTTGTATCCCCAATATCCTGGTATTGCAGATGTTACTTCTGCGAGGGTAATATTATCTCCAACAGCTGTTCCTAAAGCAGCTGATATTGCAAAACCTGAAGGTTGAGCAAACGCAGGGTTGAAATTTAATTGCGCAACCATTGGAATACCAGTAGGCTCTGCAATAAAAGAAGCAAACGCTTCAACAGTTGCTGGAGCAGACATAGTTAATGAATTGCCTGGAGGTGTTACATTTGAATCACCATTAATTGTAGCACCGCTTAATCCTTCTGACATTGACATTGCAATACCAGTGACTGCGTGTAAGTTTCCTGACTCGCCCCAAGTTTCTATACCCCAAGCGTCAGAACTCCATCCTACATTAATATCATTTGTAATTGTTATGCCACTATTGTTAAGTGACATGTCCATGTTTTGACCGCCACCCCAGAAGTAAGTTCCCCATGTATCTAATCCCCATAACGTATCGTTAGGGTTTGATACAAAAACAGTTAAATCTTGGTTTTGATTCCAAGCACCTTGATTCCAAGAATGAGCTCCCCATGAATTGACAACCATATCCATGATACCACCCATGCCAATACCATGGACGTAACATAAATAATAAAAATCTGTAAAAGAAGATGGAGTTACTTCTACATATCGAGTTGTAGCTGCATTAAACGTAGTCGTGTTTGTGTATTGTGAATAAGTAACAGCTCCATCTAAATAATAAGTTACACCAGAAGTTAAATATTGATCTCTACTAGTGGTAGTAGAAAAGATTAATGGATGGTTATCATTCGAAGCTGCGCTTTGATCAAATCGTAAAGTAGAATCAGCAACCCAACTAACTGTGCCGGGCCCTGTCGAATTTCTTGCTCCGTCTAAATAAAATACATTACCTGTACCACCGCCATAGAGATTTCCACTTGCGACGGTAACCGTGTAAGTTTTATTTGCCATAGGAGTTTACCTCCTACGATTAACCAGAGATCCTTAGAATCGCTGCTGTTGATGTTGGCGCTGGAAACTGAATAGTGAACGTACCAGAAGTTGCTGTCTTATCTGCTCCAAAATCTAAAACACAAACTGATGCATTAGTTGTATCAGAAGATGTATTGTAAATTAAAGCACCTCTAGCTGTTAGCGTCACTCCAGTGAACGATCTATCTGCAAAATCACATCTTGCTACACCTGCTGAAATTGATGTTCCGTTGTTAACAAGTAGTCCACCACCTTGAGTGTATTGACCAGTGTTTCCAACTTGACCACCAGTGCTATCTCCAGGGTAAGCTGTAGTTGCAGAGTTTAGAGTTGCTGTTGAAGAGTAAAGAGCTAACTTGAACTTATCACCACCAGTTTGTTTGAAATTCATATCAGCTTCTAAAAGCTGTTTCTTAAATGAATTACAAATTGCTTGTGTTATTGCCATAGTTTTTTCTCCTTAACTTATTTTCCGACTCGAGGAACACCTGATTGATATTCGTCTCGTCTTCTTCTTCCCATTTGCTCAATTGCAAATCCTTCAACCACCTGTTTATACTTTTGTTCATATAATTGCAAGAGGTCTTGTGGGCCTTTTAGGAAGCCATAAGCTTCTACTAGGCATGCATACAAAAGTCCGTTGGGAAAATTCAAACTGATGTATGTAGTAGTATTTGTAGCCGATAATCCAGGATCTTTCAAGATATAATTTAACTGAATTGTATAATTAGCATTTGGCGTAGGCGCAAATACAATGTGGTTTTTATCCCACCAGCTATAATATTTTGGAACCCCAGTAGACTCGGCAGGGTTAAATTCTGACATAAAACTTGTATCTCTCCACTGTAAAAAATCTCTATTGTTGGCTTGACCTACTCCGTCAGAATCTACAATCTGAGCAGATCTAATTACTAAAGTATTATCCGGAGTTTGAATAAATCTAGTTCCGCTAGCTAATGCAGCTGTTGCATATCTTCGGTTATTATCAGAATCTACATCTCTTAAAATTCTAAACTCAGCATCGTCTATAAAATCATTTACAATAGCATCAGTTAAAACTGTGCTTGATACTTCTGTATAATCTCTAATCTTTTGAACTAATTCAGCGTACGTCATGATATACTAATTGTTACACTCCCTAATCTTGCTACTGCTTGTCTTCTACCGTTAATCACTCCCGGATCATCAGGAACCATACTACCATTACTAACAGTTTGAAATGCAAAGTCACCAGGTAAAACTAAACTAGCTACCATATTACCACCACCAATTTGATTTGATGGAAAGTTTTGAGGTCTTGCTTGTTCTAATCCTTGTGGATCAGCCACAAAAGGTTTTGGTTCTAACTGCGGTTGTTTACGTTCGTATTCAGAAGTATGTACAAACGCACCATTCCATTCTGTTACCATTTGATTCCAAGGAAATGCTTGACCACTCCTATCTGAAATTGCTAGTGCGTATTTTCCTTTTGCGTATTTAGCCATTATATCTCCGGATAATAAGTTTTAGGTGATATGTAAACGCTTGCTGGAGAACCATCTTCTTGTAATGCTCTTTGCAATTCGTCTTCATAAATTAATTTCATTTCTTGTATTCTTTGTGGAGCTTTTTTCATAGCTATGTAATAAGCTAAACCTGCACACATACATGGTACAAATCTATTAACTACATCTGCTTCGTTAGTATAGTCTCCAGCATCTTGAATTCTTTTTACATAATAAAAATAAATAAAGTCACCTGCTTGAGTATCTCCAGGTGTTAAGTATAAAGTGATTGTAACTTTGTCTATAAATCTTTGAACAAAATATTGTGACGGTTGACCAGTAGAAGTTTTATTTGAAAAAGCTTGATACTGTGATCTGTTAATTTTTGAAAGTGGTGTATCTACATCACTTGAGTTTCTGAAACTAGCTTCAAGAACATCTGAAACCATATCAACAAAATTTGTAACTGCATCACCAGAACTGTGAGCTGCTGCTGTCGTACCATCTGCTCCACGTCCAGAAGCAACGCAAATAATATTATTACCAGAAATAGAAGTGTATTGTATTACTTCGTTATTAATTCTAATTTTTCCTGTAGGATTCATATTTTTAACAGAGGCAACAGGTATAGTTGTAGCCGTAGCTAAAATACCAGATGTTAAAGTTGTAGTTATTCCGTTTGCGTCTCCGTCAGATGGAGATCTAAATAATGTGTATTGGTTTTGACCAGACGCTAATGTAATGGCTGTTCTATCTACTTCCCAAAAATGCAAACCTCTATTGTCCCATTCTTGAAACATTATGTTTAAAGAACGTCTTGCTGATCTTAGATCATTACCAGAGTAATCAAAGAAGCCTAATCTTTCAAAAGCCTCTGTAATAATATCATCGATCGAGAGAAATTTCTCGAATGTACTTGTGCCTGAGAAAGCCACTTAAACCTCCTACGCGTTACTTCCGCCGCTATGAAAAACAGTTATAGCTGTAATCTGTTCAGTAGTAAATGCAGAGTAAACATCTGTTTTAAATAAAATTGGTACAGGAAAATTAATTGTCATGTCATGAACATGAGCAGCCTTATTTAATTTTACTTTTGATGTTCCACCTGATCCACCATCTTTAAACTCTAAAACTCCAGCTACGTTAGGACCAGATACATGAACTCCATATACTCTAGTTCTTCCAGACTGAACAGTTTTAGTTTCAGTAGTTACGTTAGTTGCTACTCCATCAATTGATGATCCAAATGTTGTCATTTATATTTTCTCCTTAAAATTTTATGCGGGCCCGAAGGCCCACATATAATTATTTATTACGATCCACTAAAAGGTGTAACGATTGTTCCGTCACCAATTAATAAACCTTCAACCATGTAAGTGTTTTCTGCAGTTGCAGTAAACTTAATTCTAGATCCGATTAAGCCACCTTTAGTAGCATTACCAGCTCCAGCTTCTCCATTTAAATTTACGATATCGTTTGCTGCTGTAGGTACGAAAGCTTTTTTCGATCCATCATCAACACCGATCATAACTGCACCCACAAACTTATCAGTACCATCAGTTGAAATTGTTCCAGTGAATTCATCAATGAAAACTATTTCAAAAGTTGTACCGATTGTACTTGGGTTGTTTGGATCTCTTCCTGGTCCTGCAGATGCTGAATCAGCTCCACCAACGATTGACGGTAAAGTAATCGCTGTAGGTGTTCCAACAGGGTCCATAGTAAGAATTCTGCCTGCGTGAGCTGCTACAGTTAAATTTGTAGCTGCAGTTAACGCAACAGTTGATCCTGGTCCTATTGATTGGAATCCAGCACGTGATCGTACCGGACCATCAAATGTAGTATTTGCCATAGTATTATCCTCCTAATTACGTTCATGCAGTCTTTAGGCCGTCGACTATACTCGTCTACACGAACTTATTTGTATAGTGATTAATTTATATACTAGTTTTTTATAGAGTGCAAGAGAGCCTGTAGTGTGAATGCGATTTATTCAACGATGTAGCTTTTTTTAAGTAGCTACAGAAACTTGGGGTGCAGCGTCTTCCACCTTATTAGCTAGATGCTCTCTTTTAGCTTCTGCTAATTTTATATGGCTAATTACTTCTCTGACTTTTCTGTCAATCTTAACCATATTGAGAGTATATCTACCCTCTTTAAGATGCTCCTGCTCCCATTCTAGATCCAGACCCTTCTTCTTTGTGTAAAGGTCGTTCAGATGTGTTTGCATTTGCTCCATCTATAACCTCCTCATAGGTTATTCTATTAAGACGGCCATACATTCCCGTCTTTTCCCAAACTATACTTTTTTCTCCTAGTTTGTCAAGTACAGCTTGTTCTAGTGAGGCTGAGTTATCTTCTGACATAACAGTAAATCTACCATGATGGTCATAAGCCCAGATATTTACTAGAAATTGTTTCATTTTTGCTTTCTATTATTGAAATGAGGCGGAACTATGTCCCGCCTCAAATTTTCTACGATTACGCTCCAGATACTCCGAAGATACCTCTGTAGTCAGATACACCAAATCTGTATCTTTCTCTAGCTTTGTATCTTA